ATGACACAATAGCAGATGTTAGATATCTTGGGCGCGCGTTTGTGCCTTGTTTGTCTCAGGTGCGTGCGCCTTTAAAACTGCATATCATCTTGGAGTCTGTTTATTGGCTGCATTCTGCAGCTCCATTGGATACTGTATTGTTGGATTTGGTACGATCGTTCCATGTGGAGATGTCACACTTTTCTCGGGAAGAGTTTGACAAATATTCGGCGATCCTGCAAAAGGAGATCGTTGAAGTTGTGCCGCATCTATGGCCATCTGTGCGGGCTCAGCTACATCCTTGGTGCTATTATTTTCGCGCCATGTATATAGAGGGGAAGTTTTTCCCGCTCTATATTGCATAGGATGGTCACCATGGCTGCAAAGCCTGTAAATATTGTATGAAGTACTTTTTCCTGAGAAATTAGATGTTAAGGATGGTAGGAATGTGGAGTACTCTGATCGGGCTGTTAATGATCCTGATGTTACACAGAGTGTCCAGTTAGGTACTTATAGTGATACTTCCATGGTTACGTCTACAGCATACGTAGATGGGGTGTACCAACCCCCACATGTAGGCTTTCCATTAGAGAAGTTTGTGTTTGATGATGTTCTTGGTAGGGAGTTCCAGGTGGGTTCTGTTACATGGTCCACGGCTTCGGCCTCTGGTACGCAGTTGGCTGCATTCGATTTCCCTTCGGTATTGTTTGCCCAGCCTTTTATTGCAAGCAAGATCGAGTATTTTGCCTACTTTCGAGCTGGTATACGATTGTCCATACGTGTTACTGCTAATCGATATTTGTATGGTAAGCTGATTACATACTATTGTCCAGTTGCTAACGCGAATTCGTATAACCCCGCCACTGCGCTAGAAGCTTCTGGGTCACCCCATGTATTGACTTCAGCTTCCGCAAGTGAGGTGACCATTATGGATGTCCCTTTTATATATCCTAAGAGAGCGATACAAATTAACGGAGCCACCTCCGAGATGGGCTCTTTTCGGATGTTGGTGTTGAATCCTTTGACATCAGTTACAGGCGACGCTGATAATGGTCAGGTTGTAGTGATGGCCCAGTTTGTAGCTCCTGAGATGTATTACCCTCATGATGTGTTTGTCACCGAGTCAAATCCCTCTGAAGCAGAGGTAAAGACAGAGAAACATTCTATTGCGGATAGTTTGATACAACATAAGGGGGTGTCTTCTATGCTGTCACATGCTAGGAGAATTATGAAAAATACTTACTCCCATGTTACTCACACTGTTTTGGGTGAGGTTGCTACCACTCTGGCTATGAGTATGGCTGGCCTATCTAAACCTGTGACCCTGGATATGACGGCCGTCAATAAGATTAACCCTTTCCGGGACACGGCGTCGGGTAGAGGGATGGATTCTGTGGTGAAGTTGGCCATGGATCCCGAGAATGCAGTCACTGTTACGCCCAATGTTGGTGGTTCTACGGTGGATGAGATGGCTTTGTCACACATAATTGGTACCCCTATGATCAGTGCGGTTTGGCCATTTACTGCTGTGTCGCCGGCTGCGCCTATAGCATATGCAGGAATGGTCGATGGATTGGTAGGCCAAACGTTTGTAGATATAGTGGCAAACAATTTTGCCTTTTGGTCTGGCTCTTTTAAGTTTAAAATTTACTTCACAGCCAGCCAATTTCATAACATACGTGCGGTCCTGTGGATACAGTATGGTGCTGGCGCTGAAGGAGAATGGGTGAACTGTTACCATCGGGTGGTTGAGATTTCTGGTGATGTTGAAATTGAGTTCACAGTTCCTTACCTTAGTCGTGAGGTGGTGTCAAGTATTGTTGATGGTCAGTTTATTTGGTTTAAGATTCTCTCTTGGTCGCAACCCGACCCAGCGCTGACATGTCCTCTGTACTTAAATGTCTATAAGGCCGCCGGGCCTGACATGCGTTTTGGTATGTTGCAGGAGACCACCTGGACACTTCAGTCTAATCCACGTGCAGACTTTCAGAAGGAGTTTCCTATGTTTCAGCCTTCTATGCGTTCTTATCTCCATGAGGGGTTTGTTTTTGGGGAGAGGTATGAATCCTTGCGTGAGATTTTAGCGAGGTATCATGCTTTATCTGCTACGACTGTTGAGTCGCTTGTTGTGTGGGACCCCATAACTGGTACTACTACTCCTGAGAAATGGGCTTACCTTTTCAGGTTCTATCGTGGTTCTATGAGGTTTAAGCTTATGCTTGCTAAAGGTTCCACTGAAACTAGGGCAGCGTATCTAACTGTGCCCAACCTGTCAGGGAACTTACAGGGTTTCACACTTAGCTCAAGCTTGAATCCAGTGATAGAGGTGGAGGCGCCATATTACCATCCACAGTTTTTTGAGAGAGCTGATACCAATTCCGCTGCTGACTATGCCTTGCAAATTTCTGCAAAGACCGGAGAGGGGGTTTTTGTTTCCAAAGCTATGGGTGATGATTTCTCCTTGTTTTTCCTCCGATATCGACCAGTGGAAGTGGCCAAGTTGCTGAATCCTCCCAGCCAAGGACAGAATGCATTGAGAGATTTTGTGATCACCTGAACACCCAGGGTGGTCACTTTGTATATATAGGTGGGGTGTCTATTCAACGTCTTGTACCCGGGCGTTTAGTATGGTAAGTGTAGGGTGCCACTTCGGGATAAGGGTTACTGGGACCCCCCGTTTAGTTGTAAAAACCTTTATACCCCTGGCCTGCGGCTGTGGAATGGTGTTTCCCCTTTCACCTTAACAGACGCAGAAACCTAGACCTTGTTTGTTTGTGTAGAGATACGCAATTTCTTCCGCTCTTACAGCGTTTTTTCCGTATCTTGTGTTTTTCATTATTGCTAGGTGTCCA